CAAGGCTATGGGTTGTGTTGATGAAAGAGGGATTCCGCAGTTTGCCAATTACATTAAGGAGCTATCGCAGGGACTAACTAAAGAGGATTTTTTGTACTTGACGGAGGGACTAGGGCGCTACTTTCTAGAGCTTGGCCCGGGTTTGGGAATGTATATCCCGCTTTTACTTTCCGGAGGGGGAAGATATATAGGAGTTGAGAACTCCGATTTTGCCGTAGAGTGGATCCGCAGTACCTTTTACGTCCCCTGTATCAAGCAAGACGTTGAAACAATGCCCGATGACATACGTTATGATTGCGTCATTGCCGCGCACATACTAGAACACGTTTGGGATGCGCCCGGACTCATTAAAAAAATGTTTAAAATAGCTCGGGAGCGCGTGTATATCATCGTTCCTGATGATTTGGACCCGGTTAACCCGGATCACAAGTGGTTTTTTACCAAGGATTCGCTCATTTTGAGCCTAAAACGGGCGGGATTCAAAAATGTGCGGGTGGCGGTACAAAAGATTGTCCCCCAAGAAAATTTTATGTATGCCGTAGCGGAGAAATGAGCAAGAACCATACTCGTTTACCCGGTACTCACACCTTTTGGCAATGCGACGAGATAGCGGTATGCGGTAGATGCGGCGCGGAGTTTCAAAAAACTTCTTACGCTCAGAGATATTGCGGCTGTACCCCGACAAAGTTAGTCACCACCCTTGAACAATCCATTGTAATCGCCCGTTTTCGTAACATTTGCCAAAAATACGGGCTTCACGTTTACGATACCTTCAAACTCGCCACGCGCACCCACGGAAATAATTTCTACCGGCTGACAAATCCTAAATTTCAGCTTGGAATCGGGCCACAGAAACGAAAGCTGTGGATAAAGCTCTTGGAGCGCTTCAATACGCAGTTTGAAGCCGGGTATTTTGACATAGAACCGGCGACGGGCGGGCCACACCCGTTTGAAAGGATGACACCCAAGGCGCGGTTACTGAAACGGGATGAACCGCGCAAAAAAGAGTGTCCGATGAAGCTCGGGCATTGTCCGGGCGCCAACATTCCCGGGAATTGTCCGCGAAACTGGAAAGATTGTTCCTTCTCTCAACTTTATGTTCAAAGTATTCACGCGCAAAGAGCCTGACGGAAAGCCGGGACAGGCTTTCTACTATACTGAAGGGACAGCACATTATATTCAGGATCACTGGCTTTACATTATTGACGAAGATGGGCATATATTGGGCTTCCATCCGGAAGTGAACGTATCAGGGGTTTTTACGCAAGGCGGGAGAATCGAAATGGAAAGTGCTAATCCCGACAGACCCGGTGAAGAAGGAAAAATTCCTTGATGACGTTATCCACTCCTGCGAAGTAAGCCAAGTTGAGAGACTCAATGTCAACACCGCGCTACGTAACTACACTCTTTTCGGATCCGATTACGCCACTCAACAGGTAGCCTCTTACAATAAGATTTGGCCCACGCTGCAGCTTCTTTCCTCTTTTCTCTACGCTCAGGAAACCGTCAACTTCTCCGTCAAATGGGGAACGGGTGTCCCTAAAGAGCAAGCTGTGTACGGAGAGACAGTCCGGAAAAAATCGCACGAGCTATGGGAGGACACAAACGCCGATCAACTTTTCGGGGAGGCTGTATTTTGGGCGCTGACTCACAATTCAACTTTCATCAAAACGATTTGGAATGGCGGACTTCGCGTGTACTACGTTCAACCGGCCATGATAGGCGTTTACCGCGAAGATATACCGTCAATGGACAATCAGGAAGCAATCACACACCTTTACTACTCAACCACGAGCGGGCTTCGCACCATGACAAAGATTCTCGGCAAATCGCGCCAAGAAGAAATCATGGCGAAAGTTTCGACGGTAGGCCCGATTGATGACAGTGTGGCGCCGGAATCGGTTACGCAAATGATTTTGAATTCTCAAATCCCGCAAGTGAGGGGAGCGGTTAACCCGGTTTGGGAATCGCGCTATCAGTACCGCCCGCAGACTTCTCCCGATCTAGTAGAAATGCGCGAAGTGTGGGTTTATGACGATGAGTTAGAAGATTACCGCTGCTTCACCGTTGCTTCTTCCAATGTGGTGATTTTTGACCGCAAGGGCAAAGAATTATGCACAGAGGGAGAACACCCTTTCACGAAAGTAACTCCGTTTTCGCTTCCTGATTATTTTTGGGGTCAATCGCTGTGTCAGTCCCTACTCGGGCTTCAGGATTGGCATGACGGGCATTTAAAGCGCGTGGACGTGGTTTTCAGGCGCAAGCTCCGTCCCTCCCGCGCTATTACCGGGCCGGGATGGGGACAGCTGACAGAAGAAAAGCTCCTTGCGCTGGACCGTGAGGGTGGAAGTATCGCAAGCCAAGTACCCGGCGCCAAAGTTGACACGTACACCCCGGAAATGACGATGCAGGAGAGTAAATTGTGGCTGGATTACATTTCCGAAATGCTCAACGAAACGGCGGGACTCGGCGCCAATGTGCTCCGCGCTCAGGGTGATGAAGGTGTCCGGTCCATGCAACACGCGCAAGTCTTACAGCGCATGGGATCTTCCCGAATCAAAAAGACAGCGCTTGCCGTGGAGGATGCGGCGGAGAGATTAGCCACGTTAATGATGAAGATGCAGCGGGAACATGACAAGCACAAATATCTTGACGACACGGGGAAAGAATTCTTACTTTCACAGGTGGACAAAAATTTCTCGATTAAGGTCAGTGGACACTCTCTCTCGCCGGTATTTGTCGAAGATACCAAGACAGAGGCGAAAGCTCTTGTCGGCATGAAAGCGATGACACGCGAGCGCTACATTGACGAGACAAAGCCTCCAATGAGTGAAGAACTGAAGCATGATCTTGAGACTAAAATTGAACCTTCGGAAGCGAAGAACGCTCAGGTACAGCAAGGTTTAGCGATGTTAAAGCTCGCAAAAAACTTGAAATAAAATTGACAAATGATTTGAAAGACTGTATTTCATTCCCGAAATCACCGCCAATGGGCTGACAAGCGGACTCGCCCAAGAAAGGAGCAACGCTATGTTTGGAAAGATTCAGATTGCGGAGCGCGGGCGGCGCAGACGACGCCGGTAGTTTCGTGCGCGAGAGCGAATTGAGGCACTAGGCACAGCTGATTCGCCTAGCTAAGCTCAAAAGGCGAAGCAAAAGTAGTCAGCGGAGAAAAAGGCGGGAGCACTCCTGAGAGGGGGTTACCCGCCTTTTTCCTTTCTTGAGCGGTTCCCGCCGATTCTCTTTCTTGGAGAATCGGATTTGCCATTTCCACCACAACCACCCGGACCAATCCCGCTAAACGCACCGCAGGGTGCGCCTATGTCGGCGCCAAACCCGAAGGAAGGGTTACAGGCAAAGGCAAAGGTTGAGATTCAGCAAGCTCTTACTCTCCTAAAGCAGAATCTAAAGCCTGACATTTTCATGGTGGACGGGCCGGAGTGGAAACAGCTGTACGGAGCAATCAAGCAGTTAAGTAAGCTCGCGGGTGAAGAACAATCCAAAGAAGTTTCAGCGGCGGGACTAAAGAGTATCGCGGCGGGCCTTACTCCAAAGGGTATGCCGGGAGTAATGGGCGCCGGGGGACCACCACCACCCGGGCCACCACCACAGGGCGGAGGCGGAGGGGGGATGCCGATGGCTGGCCCCTCACCGATGCCGCTTGGGATTGGCTAATGCCTGACGATTATCTTTCAAGGTATCGCGAACCGGGTTACCTGTCTGAGTACCGGGGTAAGAGCAGGGACATTCCAAGCGACGATTATCGCCGGATGACGAAACGCTCTGTTGATCCACAGTGGCGCGAGATTCAGCGCACAGCGCGGGATTATGAAGCGCTCCGCGCTGAGAGGGGCGAATCTGTGCGGCGGGATAGGCGTTTCAGGCAAGGGTTAATGGAAGGAACAAGAGATTGGCGTGAAGGGCGAGTGACCCGCGAGCACCACAGGGCAGCTGAGCGCGGGAGCATGGAAAGGCGCGGGCGCCGATAATGGCGATTGCCACCATAGGAAATTTTCACCCTAGCTCCACGCGCAATCTCATTCCACAGCGGGTGAATGTTCCGAAAGTAAGGAGAGGAAAAATGAACGTGCGTTACAGAGGACGCAAAGGCCGGAGGTACTAAATGGGCTGGATGAAACCGACAGTAGGAAACCCCCCTAAACCGCAGGATCCGCGACAGGAAAGAGGCAAGACGGTTAATCCGCCTACTTATTTGAAGATGGGCGGACTCACCGGACCAAGTAAGGTGGACAAAGCCTCTCGGATGAGAGTGGACAAGCCGGAGCGTGGCGGACCTTACACGAAGTAGAGGTAACTAATGGCGGGACGTTTACGGGATTTACCCGAAGATCAAAAAAACGCTGCTCTTGATTGGCTTGAATCACTCCCTGAGCACCCGGAGTACGGAAACGAAATCAAACGTACTCTCAAAAAAATCAATCCAAATATCCGCTACCCCGAAATCGACGTAGAGGACCGCTTTGAAACCCGGGACAAAGAGCGCGATGAGAAAGTCACCAAGTTTATTCAGGAGCAAAAGGACAAAGAGAATAGAGCCTATTGGACCGCTAAGAAAAACGCTGCACTAGAGGCCGGGCTTATCAAGGAAGATGAAGTAGAGGCGTTTCATAAGTGGATGATTGACGAGCACGTAGGGAACTACGAGCGGGCGGCTAAAATGTGGCATGACGAGAAACACGCTGCAGCTGAGCCTACCAACTACCAAGACGTAACAGGGATACAGCTTCCTAGTCACGAAGGGCTTTTCCAAAATCCCGTTAGATGGGCGCGGGATGAAGCCATGAAGTCAATCAACGAAATCAAGAGGAACAAAGGCGGGAATATATACTAACAAGGAGCATTTAAATGCCGGTACTAGGAACAGGTATATTCCCTGCTGGTGCGGTAGGTAACGAGCTTACCGCTGTTACTCGTCGCGCTTTCATTCCAAAGTTAGTGGTGCAGCTTTATAAAGCCACGCCCACGCTTGCCGCTCTTATCGCCAATGCGCAAATGGCGAGCGGCGGCGCCGGTCCCGTCACAGCGCCCGTTCAGGGATCCGCGCTGACAGCGTTTGAATGGTCCGGTTACTCCGGAACCTTCTCACAGCAACAGACCCTTACCGGGATTTTAAATGCTGAGTTTAACTTAAAACTCGGCATTACCCCCGTGTATTTTTTGGGGATGGAAGGAATTATCCAAGTAGATGCCGCCGTGATTCCCATTATAGAAGCGAGAATGAACGATGCCGGGAACACGATGAAAGACGGTATCTCAACAGCGTTGTGGAATAACGACAACACCGCGAACAATCAACAGCTGTTTGGGCTACCGGCTGTTACCGCCAATACTCAGAGCTACGGCAACATTGATCCTACTACAAATACTTGGTGGCAGTGTTACGCAAAGGTGAACTCTCCCGCTGTGGATCCTACCCGCAATAGGATACTCGAAAACATTTCCGGCTTGGTCAACTTCTCGGGCGGTGAAATGCCAAACTTCGGGGTGACTTCTCCGGCGACTTGGACAAAGCTCGCTGAGGACTTCACTTCTCTTGAGCAGTATCAGGTAACTCCTGATGGTCAGTACGGGGAAAACCCGAACGGCGCCCGCGCTTTGTTCACAGCCTTGATGGTTGCCGGGGTGCCAATCTACATGGATACCTACGGGGTAGATGGTACGCTCTATCTACTCAACACCAACTATCTCTCGCTTTACATTCACGAAGCGGGATCCTTCATTTTCACCGGGTTTGAATCACTAATCCCGAATCAACAGCTTGGTTATGTCGGCGCTTTGCTCGGAATCTTGGAACTCGTTTGCGTAAAACGAAAGTGCCAAGCGAAGATCACCGGGTATAACTCCGTAACGTTCTAACCGACAGATAAGGAGTTTTCGCAATGTCAAAAGGTAGCCTCTTAAAGCAAATCGTTTACGCAACAGCGGGATTCTCCAATCAATGCTCATTCGTCACCGTCACAGCCACAACGGGAAACGCCAATACTGTTATCACTGACGTAGGGCTTTTGTGGATCAAAACTCCGGCGAGCGTTTCAATTCAATTGCAGGATCCTTCGGGAACGTGGACCGATATTCTCCCTGCTTCAACAAGTAATCCGGTCCTTGTCCCTTCGGACGGAGTTAACTTGCGCGTTCACAGCGCCGACACGTCAACCAACAGAACAGCGAACTATTGGGTTATTCAATAAAGTGATGTGGGTTACACTCTCTCTCAGTATATTGTTCAGGTCCGCCGACTTCTCAACGACAGCCAAAAGAACTATTGGCCCGATGCGGAGTTGGCGGACTATGTAAACGAAGCCCGCCAAAAAACCGCAGTAGATACCATTTGTGTTAGGGAGTTTCAGACTTCCGGCTTTCCCGCCACTGATTCAGGGACCGGGCTAGTCCCGGGTCAAGAAAGATATTTATATACAGATCCGGGTTTAGCCCTCCCCAAAGGAAATCAGATTGTTGACATAATCAATGTCACAATCATTTGGGGATCCTCCCGTATTCAGCTTGGCTACGCTCCCTTCACGAAGTTTTCAGCTTACTTCAGACCGTGGGTGAACTACCGGCGCACACCGGCATGTTTCACGGTTTACAACGCGAACTCGTTTTGGATTGCTTACACCCCGGATATTGTCTATCCCACGGAGTTTGACACCGCGATAGTTCCGCTCCCGCTGACGAGCGACAACGACACAGACCCGCTCCCGCGCATGTACGATCAAGCCCCTAAATATTGGGCGGCTCGGCTTGCTCGCCTGAAGCTGCAACAGTACGTGGAGGCCGATAAGCAGGAGGGGTACTACATGAAAGAGATTGCGCGGCTTGGCGCCATGCCTCCGCGCAGGATTCCTTACGTATTTGAAAATGAGTTATTCTAATGCCGCAAGGAATCGAATCTCTAAAGTTAAATCCGCAAGAGCAATTCCTCTACGATTTACACGCTAATAATTTACGTAATCCCGTCATAAATCCGGACGGATCCATTTCTACCCTCCGGCAAATGACGGTTGAAGTTGACGGGCGCACGTACAACGTTCCGAAGGTTTGGAACGGAAAGATTCTCGATGACGATGCAGCGATGCAGCGGGCGCGAGAAGTAGGGCTAGACAAATTCCCGTCCTACCCTACCCGGGAAGAAGCGCAAAAACGTTATGATGAAATGCACAAATTTATGGAACAGCCACAGCCACGAAGCGAAGTAACCCCGAACGATTTACAGGCGAACTATGACGGGATTGGCGGGTTTCTCGGCGGGCTGTGGGATGCGATGAAGCTAGGCGCCAAAAATACCGGATTGGCGCTCCGCGACGATTGGACAGACATTCAGGAACACAACTTACCGCACAATCTAATGCGGGATTTGCCGGGTCTAGTGACGATGGCCGGAAGCCCGGAAATCACTCCGTCTATTCCTGCAGCGCCCCAAATAAAATGGGTGCCAAGTAAAAACCCCGTACTAGCAAACGCGGGTGTTGAAGATGCGCTAGTCAAGGCTTACCCGGGCGGAAACCCGATAGATGCCTATTTCCGCTCCGGAACAGCCAATCCGGTTTTGGAGGAAATGTATCGCATGTGGGATCAAGCCCGGAATTGGACAATGCCGACACCCCGGGGACCAACAGGTAAGTGATGGCTGAAGCACAGGGACCGCCACGAAAAACAACGACATACAACAAATACTCCACGATGGCTTCGCAGAATCAGCGCGAAGGCACGAAGGAAGATGAATTCTTTTGGCTTGAAAACATCATGCGGGTGGCGCCCCATAAGCTCCACTCTATTCCCGGGCCGCGAACGGTTACGTTCTATCCGCTCCCGAATCCGCCCGGTCCCTGTACTGACGTTACGATTCGCGGGCAGCAAGCGGTTTCAATTGCCGTGGCGTTTGATCTTGATTCAGTGTCACCCGGTACTAATGCGCGTTCTTCTTGGGGCTATATCGCCAATGGGGAGGTTTACGCTCTAGTGGGCGAAGCGACTTGCGGAGGGGGAAACATGAGCTATCAAAGCTCGGGCTTTCCTCCGCCTAACTGCGTTGAAATCTACCACTATCAAGACGGAAACCCGGTAATACACGATAACTTTCCCGTTCCCGTTCCCTCCGGTTTGAGTTTCATAAATACGCGCATAGGACCAAGCGACGTTCCTATATGGGCGGCAGGGTCAAACGGTTACGGCGGACTCCGCGTTTATTACTCGCTTGGAAATGTTCATGTGGATTATGTAACCGACACGATCAATAGCGGCGGACATACGATTGATACTTACGCAATCAAAAGTGATGAAGTGTGGATGGTTCAAGGTCCAACGCTTGATGGAGGACCGGGAACACCGAAACAAGATATTGCCGTTTTCGATAGACTAAGCGGGGCGCGGCTTCATACTTACGTGACTTGGGGACTAACAGACGTTGTTGAATCAAGCAACATGCAGCTGACCACGAATTTTTGCTATGTGCTCGGGCGGCTCAATTCAACAACGTGGAAAATTTGGAAGATCAACCGGAGCGATGGCACCATAAATGCCACTTTTGATCTGACCACTATCGGCGCTCAATTCATTGGCGTAACGCCCGATGACAACTTGATTTACGTTCTGAAGAACGGGAACCCTGCAGGAATCTATTATCTCGTCAACTTCTCTACCCTGATTTATGTCGGCAAGACGGGCGGGCAAGCAATCACACCCTTTGGACTCGGGAGCGGGCTTTTTCGTGACGGTAAGTTTTATTGGGGGAGCAACGGCTTTGCCGGTTTCGGGGTCAACATTGCGTCAATGGCTGTTGCTTGTCCGGAAGCAGACCCAATTGTGGCTTCAGTCAGCGCTACCGGGCCGGTAGCAGGGGGAAGCTCAATCAACGTTACTTTCGGAACAATCCTTTTCCCCGATTCGACAGACCGCCTTGACCTTCGCCCGTTTATCTCCGGGCAATTGGGATTCACCGGACCTTCGCTCGCGCACCTTTCCACGGGATCTGCAGCAAGCGGGACGCTCTCATTTACAATCCCGGGAGGAACCACACCCGGGCAGTATATTATTGAACTGACCACGGAAGCGGGAACGATACTTATGGCGACTACCGCTCCTTTCACGGTGACGTAATGGCTGAAGCAGGCGATAAAGGACCGGAGAGAAAAACCACCACGTACAAACAATTCTCCACCATGAATTCCCAAGATGGGAGATTCGGAGTGGAGCAGGATGAGTTTTTCTACTTGGAAAACATCATGCGCGTGGGAGATTCAAAATTGCGCTCTCTTTCCGGGCCTACTGCCACCAAAGCAGTTTTTCCGCCCGGGGATGAAACGGTGGTAGTGCTCGGGGATTCGTTTGGCGATGTGTTAGGTGACAGCGGCGGTGATGCTCTAGGGAGCGCACCCGGGGTTATTCCGTAATGGCAATTATCATCTTACCCGTCATAGATACTGACGCGCTTCACTGGACTTTCAACACTCCAACGGATGCGCTCGCCACGATTCTTTCCAAGGCTTCAGTCACCACCACGAGCTTAGCGCTCGGCGGAGGGGTGCAGCTTATAAATGATTCGACAAGCCCGGGAGTTTCTAAATACTACGGGACGGACACGAGCGGGACCAAGGGTTTTATCACGCTCCCTATTATGAGCGCGGTTACCGGGCTTCATGTTCAAGGGCAAACCACGCTTACGGGTGACGTGACCCTAGTTCAAGGCGTGGGGATTACTCTCAGCCAAGCCGGGCAGTTAATCACCATTGCCAACAACGGGGTGACTTCGCTTTTGGTCAATGGTGTAACTTCGCTCGGAGGACAGGTCAGCTTACAACAAGGCTCAAACGTTACCATTACAAATTCCGGGCAAACAATCACCTTTGCAGCGAGCGGGGGAGGCGGAGGCGGAGGCGGGCTTGTCCTTGTTGAAAATAAAAACATTGCCGCAAACACAACGTCAGTGACTTTTGCGGGTTTGGACGGGAACACGGACGGGGCTTACTTGCTTATTGGCAAGTGGCTTGTGAACGGGGGTTCCGGTTCTAATACTTTAACGGTCAATCCCAATGGTTCATCTTCGTCAACTTCTTATGAGCGACTTTACAACGGCGGTAACGATGGCGGCTCAACGTGGCTTGTCGGCGGGGGAATGTCAAATGGCGATAGGATAGGTTTCACTTGGCATATTCAGGCGAAAACAAACAATCAATCCACCGCGCAACCAAAATACTTTCAGGGGCAATGTATTCAAGACAACGGCGGAACTCTTACGATTGTAAATATTGGCGGAAAACTCAACGACACCGTGAACAATCTTACTAGCTTGGACGTGACTTCAAATCTTACAAACGGAATCGGGCAAGGTTCGCAATTTTCGCTTTATAAGTTTGCTCAAGCCTAATGCCGACGATAGTTAAAATTTTCGGAATCAACATTAACTCCACTCCGTACATTATGGTTTTTATGTCGGATGGGAGCGGCTATGCGTACAACGTTGTCAGCGGTACGAGCGTTTTGATTGCCAATGCGGGAACCTTCAGCGCTACCGGCCCGGGTGACGTGACGGAATGGCAAGGGCAGATTGCTTTAATCGTGGACCCGGTTTTTGGTTACTTCAGGTGGCCCGGAGTGGGATCCGGTTCCAATGCGCCAAGCGCACAGCTGATACCGGCGCCAACAGTGGTAGCGGGCGGAGCGGGTAACGTTGACGCGGGAGCGCACATTTGGGCGATTACCTTTACAATCAACGGGACGGAAACGAATCTCGGAGTTTTCTCAACTTCACTGACGCTCGCGGTAGCCTCTCAGGTTCAATTGAGCGGAATTCCGATAGGTCCAACAGGAACGACAGATCGAAACATTTACCGCACTAAAGCCAATCTCGGAACCGGCTACCAACTCGTACAACAGATTGCCGACAACACAACCACGAGCTTTTTAGACAATGTGGCTGACAGTGGGCTTGGCGGGTTCTCTCCGATTCAAGGCGTTGTCTCGGCGGGCGCTCCCGGTCACCAATGGGCTGTGTCCTTTATCTCAGGAGCGGGAGAATCGGCGCTTTCGGATCCTAGCCCGTCCCTTACGCTCGCGCTTCCCGAAACGGTTTTGGTTTACAATATCCCGATTGGACCGGCAGGAACCACAGCGCGAAATCTCTACCGGACACAGGTTATTGACCCTACGACTTACCGCCTTGTCACAACCATAGGCGACAATTCGACCACGGAGTTTTCAGACATACTCCAAGATTCGGCTTTAGGCGCTGCTTTCGGCGGACAGTCAAGCAATCTTGTTTCCCTCTTGGATGCTTCCAAAATCGGAACCACGCTCGCGGCTTACGCGGGCCGGGTGTGGATAGCCAACAATCGAACCACGCAGTACACCGCGCCCAATCAGTTTAATAACTTCTCTCTCTCTGACGCGGGCGGATCCTTCGTGATGACAGACAACAATTTTAAGGGTGCGATTACAAAACTCCTAAATGCTTTGGATGTTTTATGGATTTTTGGAGAATCAGCCATAAACCAACTTTCCAATGTGACGGTCCTAGCGAATTCTACTACGACAACCTTCTCAAATATCAATGTTTCTTCTTCAGTGGGAACCATTTTTCCGCAATCGGTTATTTCATTCCTCCGACAGATCGAATTTGCTACGAAATATGGGGTGATTCAGCAAGTGGGTGTGACACCGCAGAGGGTAAGCGAAAAAATCGACGGGACATATAAGCTCTTGGACCTTACTCAACCCGTGACAGCCGGGCTGATTCAGCTAAATTCGATTCTTTGCTATGCGCTCATGGTGACTTACTTGGATCCGGACAATCGCGCTCCGGGTACTGACGCGGGTTTACCACGAAAGATAATTTTAATCGTGAGTTTTGATGGGAAGTGGTGTATAGGATCGCAGGGTGACGATTTAAGGCTGATGGCTTCCACGGAGTATCAGGGCGCCTATCGGCTTTTCGGCGCCGATGAGCACAACCTGAAAGAGCTTTTTGTGGAACCGCACTATCCGATTCACAAACTCAAAAGCCCGTTCTTTGATGCCGGGGATTTAACAGCGGGAAAACAAATGGTGCGGGCCGGAGTGCTCATAAACTACGAAGAAACGCAGGAAACCCAAGTCACGGTAACACCGCAGACAGCTGTTAAGCCCGGGACAGCGGCGGACGCTGAGAAATCCAACGAACTGCAGCTTACGCCCGCGCAGGGGCAATTTTTACAATTCGTGGGCGCCGGGAATATCAAGTTTATTACTCGCGGTTATAACTTCCCTCAGTGGAATCTCGGGATAAATTCAAAACTCGTGGGTTTCGATCTTTCGATCAACAATGATCCGTTTGAAATCTTGGCTTACGCGCTAGACGTGGAGAGCTTGGAGGCTTGGGGGGACTTTAACTAATGGCTGGCAGAGTAGTTGTAAATTTCCCCTTCGTTTTTAACTCGCTTTCCGGAGTACAGCCCGCAAGCGAGCTAGATCAAAATTTCACTCAGGTTGACCTTGGCACAATCACCATAGGAACAATCATGCTCTTTGCGTCAACCACGCTGCAGACCGTTGACGCGGATTACAATTTCTTCCTGTGTATGCCGACCAACAACATGAACATACAGGCGCCCGCTGTGATGACACCGAACTTTAGTTTTTACGTCAGCAATCAATCGACGGTTAAAACTGTGACCCTCATTGGACCGTGGACGATAGACGGACTCCCGTTTATGAATCCGGTTTTGCCCGGATCCTTCGGTTCACTCTCCAACGTGCGCGGCGGCTTGGCGGTTTATGACGGAGCAACACTAAGACTGTTTCCAAAATTATTCATGTAGAAAGGCGGGATGATGAGCATAGGCGTAACAATCGGGATGCCGACAAGGGGGAAAAAGGTAGGCTTTGAATGGGCGCTCAATTTGGCGATGCAAAACTATCCGATGAATTGCCACAGGTATGTGCAAGTCAAAAAGTGCGTTGATTACGGGCAGAGTAAATCACTCAAGCCCGGCGAAGTGACCGTGGATCAAGCCCGAAATCTTATCTGCCACGAAGCGATAAAACAAAAATGCAAATACATTTTCTTTTGGGATGATGACGTGGCGCCTCCGCCCAATACCACCCGGCTTTTAATGTACGATATGGAGCAGGATGATGACTTGTGGGTGGCGGGAGGGGTTTACTGCAGCAAGGAAGATCCGCCTTGGCCGTTAGTGTTTCAGGGCAACGGCGCCGGATCTTTTTGGAAGTGGAAAGCCGGGGAGCGCTTTGAATGTACCGGGCTAGGCGCCGGGTGCATGATGATCCGGACAGAGTTTTTGGCGAAGATTCCCGAACCGTGGTTTTTGCACATTGACGAAGATCAACCGCCCGAAGGTTACACGTTAATGAGGCAGACCGATGACCTTTATTTTTGTGACAAGGTGATAGCGGCGGGCGGAAAGATCCTTTGTGACGCAAACGTGATTTGTTTGCATTGGGATTATTCCACGGATCCGCCAAAGGCGTATTACATGCCTCTTGATTCGGCGCCGATGAAGGATGCGCAGCTTCAACCCGTCATGGTCAAGAGCGTGGATCAACCACAGGTGATAAGCGCGTGACGATTACTCCGACAATGCTTGCTTTTTTACCGCAGGGCGACGAGCAAGCGCTTTTGGATTGGCTTGGCTATCACGCGCAAATGCACCACGTAATAGCTGAGAAAGCGGTACGCGACGGACACACGGACCTTGGCACCTATCCCATTTCCACGATGGCTGACCGCAACGATTGGCTTTACTTTCACCAACAGGAGCATGTTCAAATTTCTCAGACCTACAACCTGAGCGCTCCGCCCGATTTGTCTTATTGGGATGAAAATGACCCGGTGAATTTTAACAATTGGCTTCAGTCACACGCGCTCGTGCATGACGGGGAGAAAAAGAATTTGGGGATATGAGAAAGGTTACTCCGGAGGATGCGCCGTTACTTGCGCAGTTTATGAAGGAGTATTTTGCGGAAGCAAGGCCAACTGTACCGCTTGAGAATCGGGAGCGCTTCACCCTTGATGATAGCTATGTGACGGGATGGGCGGAGCGGGCCGCGACGTGTCCCGGGATCTTTGGATTTATTTCCGATGACGGGATGATTCTCGGGGAGATTGCTGAAACGTGGGTAGGACCGAACAAGATTGCCCGTGGCGGGATTTGGTATGTGAGGCCCGGAGCAAGGGGCGGGCTGTGCGCGTGGCGCTTTCTTAAAGCCTTTGACAAGGAAGCTCGCGAGAGGGGCGCTATCTGCTCCCGCTTGGATTTGGACAATCCGGTTTTTCGTCATGTGATTGAGCGCATGTATAAAAAACTTGGCTACCGGGAATACTCCAAGATCTATGTGAAGGAATACTAAAATGTCTGATTTTGGGGCTTCGCTTTTTTCAAGTGGTGCGGGAGCTACAGCCGGAGAATCACTCGCGGGAGAATCCTTCGCCTCAACAGCCGGAGAAGCGGCGGCAACGGGAGCGGAGGAAGCTGCAGCAACCGGCGCCGGAGAAGCGGCGGGTACTACTGCAGCGGCGGACCCGTTTGCGGTAGGAGCGGGACCGGGAACGGAATCACTCGCGGGCGGGACGTTTGAATCGGGCGCGGGCCTTACGGGTGTGGAAGGTGGAGTGACCGGACCCGCAGTTGACCCTAGCCTGTTGGATCAACTGACGAGCGCTTACAATACGGCAACACCCTACGTGAACACCGCGCAGAGGATTATGAACGCTGCAAATCTCTTGCGCGGTTCACAATCCGGAGCGGGAACCCCGGGCGGGCCACAGGCTCAGGGTGCGCCAAGCACAGCGCCCCTTACAACCGACAGTCAGACAACGCCCAAGATGAGCCAAGAGGACTACGAGCGACAGCAAAAAGCGTATTGGGCGCAACTGTTACAGGGAACGGGACAAATGCAGGGCGGAGACTTACCGCCGAACATTCAGGATATGATAAGACGAAACGCGAGTATCTATGCCGCATAAGGAGTTTTTATGCCGGGACTGATGCAATCATGGTTTACGATCAAAGGGAAACCACCTTCACCAAAGATCAACGTGACGACAGCGGGAGCAGCGCCCGGAGCGGGAACTTCGCCCGCAGGAGTGGCGCCGGGAACCACAGCCGATGACTACACCAAGAATCAAACCGCTTACTGGCAACAGCTGTTGGCGGGGACCGGGAACACGCAAGCCGGGAATACTCTCCCGTCCGGAGTGCAGGAGAATATTGACCGGCAAGCGTCTTTGCTCCCGGGCGCGGGAACTACCTAGCTAGGGTACTTCTGGCCCGTGATCGAAGCAGACCCACACGAGACAGTGTTTCCCCGTGTGAATGTGTGAGTCTTTTTGAAAGTTATTTTGAAAGCTCTCGTTATGCGTGATGCAATGCCACAGCCCGCGATTCTTTTCGCAAGCCTGAGCTACCACCATTGGGTGCTTTCTTCGTTCCGGGCCGGTCACAAAATATCGTTGACCGATAACCGCCTTTGTGATACGTTCTGCCATGTAAGTTTCCTCCGTCAGTTGTGGGGGCTATGGTGCGCTGGACACCATAGCCCCTTGCCATTAAGGGATTACGACTTCCCACAGCCCGTCAGTCTCGCGGATTGTACCGGGCGTAAGATAGCCGAAATCATAACCCTGTGCAGCAAGCAGTTTGGCTCTGCTTTTCGCCCTGTAAGAAGCCTTAACCGCTTCTTCTTTGGTGCGATAGTAGAGCCACCCTACTTTAGCCCCGGAGCGCATTTTTACCGGGGTAGGGTAGCGCAAATTCGCCATATATTTCACCCCCTTTCTACCTATATATCATATCATAGATCAAATCTCATGTCAAGAGGCTTGATTTTAAAGGAGAATTTCAATGGCTGATGGTGGACTTTTGGACTTCTTCTCGGGTGGTGGTGATGGTGGCGATGCTGACTTTGCGAAGGCTCCGGCTACCGCTCAACCCGCGCCTTTTGACTTGGGCGATTGGCAAACCGGCGCTTCTAATCCGGGCGCTCCTAGCGGCGGGATGCTACAGCCCTTTGGTGGAGGGAAGGGAACCTTTGACACGGGAGGGGATGGCGGGCCGGGAGGCGCCGGAGGATTCGATTGGCAAAAGTATCTTCCCGCGCTCGTATCGGGTGGCGCCGGGTTGATTGGCTACTTGAGAGGACAGGGCGGAGAAACGGACAAGGCGATAAAGGAGCTTCACGGGACCACGGGACCGATGCAAAGCGCCGGAAATCAAGCGCTCAACGCTTACACGAGCGGAAATCTGACACCCGCTCAGCAAGCGGCTGTGGATCAATACCGCAAGCAAGCAATGGCGAAGTGGCAGCAATACATGGCGAGCGCCGGTATCCCGGTTTCCTCCGCTCAAGCGGACATAGAAAACAAAGTCAACATGGATACGATGGCTTACGCCAATCAACTTTTGCAACAGGATTTTCAAAATGCGTATGCCGCAACGGGAATGACAGCTACGAATCTGACAAACGTTGCCCGAATGCAAGCGTTACAGGATCAAGAGCAGCGGGCGCAATGGTCAGAGTTTATGAAAGAGCTTGGAAAGCTCGGCGGTGATATTTTCGGACAAGGCGGGATCCTGAGCTAATTTTATTACCAAACCCAAGTAATAATATTACCACATGCCGACACGAGCAGTTTTCGATTTTAAAGACGATGAGGGGCGCCCGCGAAAGCCCACAGCGGCGGAGTACCTAGCAATTCAAAGGGAGATAGGGAACATGCCTCCGGATAAAGAGGGGTTGACGGGCCTTGGGGACTATCCTTCCACGCCCGATGTGGACCCGCCGACAGATAAAAAACTGTTGACGGAACCCGCAGGGGGATTGAAATTCGATGAAGGGGCCATGCTCGGATCCGTCAGCAAGGCGCTTGAAGGTATCACCGCCTCACAACAGCGCGAGCAAGGGATTTACGAGCGCCACGCTCCCGTCTTGGAAGCTCGGCGCAAGGATTATGAAGCGGAAGTGGCCCGGCAACAGGCAAACATGCCAACTCCGCCAACCCCCGGGGAGAAAATTCCCGTTCCTACCCGCGCACAGTACAGTGACCCGACAATTGAGAAATCGCTTTTTGCCGTGGCTTCACTTTTCGCCGGGCTTGGAATGGCCGGAGGACGCGGGCGCGGGATGCTCGCAATGGCCGGGCTTCGTGGAGCGATGCAGGGTTACAACGAAGGGAAACTAGAGAAGTACGAAGCCGGGATGAAAGAATACAAGCTCCAAATGGATGAGCAAATCAAAGCATTTGATGAGCAATACAAAAGTTACATGGCAATTTTGAACTCTAACCGCTTAACGTTAGAGGAAAAAATCAGAATGTATGACTTGGAGGCGACGAGACAGCAAGACGAGCTTGGCCGGGAGGCAGCGAACCGAAAAGAAATCGGGGAAATGATAAAACACGCAACCGATATTTACAAAATGCAGTACGAATCGGAGAAAGCCTTAGCTCAAGCTCAGGATCTACCGGCGAAGCGGGCGCATGATCTAAAGATGCGCCAATACCAAGAGGATATAGCGAAAGCTCGATTGGATTACGCAAACCGGGTCCAAGCCAACACAAAACAGCAAACCCTTTTGAAAGACGCAATCCGAATCGAACAAAAATCCTTGGATCAACTGCAAAAAGAGGAAAAGGGTCTGCACAGCATTTGGGATTATTTTGGCGCCTCCAACAAACCGCTCAAGAGTCAGCAAAAAATCATAGAGGACAAGAAAAAGAAAATAGATAATCTTCAAAGCAAACTGGAAACGATAGCGACGGAGGGCGCCGGGCTTAGAGCTTCCGCGCCGGGTGCAGGGGATGATTTTACAGTTACGGAATTGCCGTGAAAGACTACCTGATAAAAGACAATCAAACCGGGGATCAATGGGTTATTTCAGCTGACAGCCCGGAGCGGGCGCGGGAAGTTGCCACCCTCCGCCGACAGGCGAGACAGGGAACACTCCCTAAGCAAGAAGCGCCGGTAGAAAGCCCAACCACGATAGGAGCTATCCCCGGTTTCCTGAAAGAAGCTGTTGAGGCTCCGTATAGGGGAGAACCGGAGGACTTACCCGGGTTTTTCGGCAGTCTCGGGCGTACCTACAGCGAAGGAGCTAAATCGTTATTCGATATTGCCACACGTCCCGCCCGGCTCATTCCCGGCGCTTCAGAATATTTACCTGAGAAGCGCGGCATAGCAGAGGACGTGCTTTCGACAGTCGGCATGATTCCGCCCGTTGCCGGGATGCAAGCGGCGGGAGATTGGGCGGCAAAAATGGCCCGGTCCTATGGCGCTTCGCCTTTGACAGCGGGCCTTGTCTCTCAAGGTGTGGGGTTCCTTTATCCCTCCCTGCAGAAATGGAACGCCCGGCGAGCAGCAAGCCAACTTGCAAAAGAGGAAGAAGCGGTAGCCAAGAATGTTTCCGGTTACCAAAAGGGAACCTTGCAAAGCGCGGAGGAGTTACGAAAGCTCAGGGCGGAAAAGGACGTGGCAGCGCGAGCGGCGGAGGAAGGTTTTGATTTTGGGGATCCGGCAACGGCAAAGCGCGTTCAGCAAGCCCGGGAGGAAACACGGGCGGCGCAAAGAGCGGAGCAAGCTGCAGGGGGAAAACTAGCAGAGGCGGAAAAAGGCGAACTGACAGCGGCGGAACAAGCGGCGGGCCTTGTCAAAAACGCTCAGGATGAAGCGCGGAAAAAAATCGCGGAGGCCGAAGATTTACGCACTCTCACAGCCTACGAAGCCCGTGTAGCCATAGATGACTTGCGGAACTACCCGAACGTAGCGGCAGCTGCAGCGGAGGCCGGAAAACAAAGGCTGACGCAAAATCCAATGAGCGACATTCAGTTTGGCGAGCGCTTCAAAGGCCCGGAGTATCAGCCCAAAGGGGAACCAAAACAAGGATACTTCCGCCAAGCCGAAGAAATCCGGGGCAAGGAAGCGGATAAGCTCTATGATGCCGCTCGCGCTGAAATGAAAGGCGCCACAATCCCCGCTGAAAAACTCGTGGATCCGATTTACGCAGAATTGGAATCACAAGGCGTTGCGGTGAAAGCCATGCCGACGAGCGCGGAGCGGACGGGGCTTCGCACAGCTGAAGCAATTGATCCGGATGCTTTCGGGCTTAAAGCTGAGCAAGAGGCTTTTGATAAAGTGACCGCAGGATTGGATCAACGGCATATTGACTATCTAAGGGGACACGGAAGCACACCCGGGACAATGGGAATTCCGCCACTTCCAAAAGAAGTGGTTGAATTGCTCGTTGGCGAAACTCAGAAAATGGGTAAGCGCAAGCTCGGCGTTGGCGGCGAAGGAGCGTTGGAAAAAGTTATCAGGGAGGTTCAAAAAAGAGATTTGGAGCGTGGCGCTCTTGGCGAAAAAACCGTGGCCGATGCTGTCCCGGCAGAAAAAGCAATGATCCTCCGGACGCGCCTGAACGGAGCGATACGAGCAGCGGACAGGGCAAAGGATTTTCAGCTGAGCGGGCAGTTAAAGCGGTTCAAAAACATCATTGACAACGCACTCCAAGACGTGAAACCGTCAGCATTGGAAAAACTCGGGGAGGCCGATAAATTCTATGCTGAAAAATACGTACCGTATTTTGACCCGCGCAATGAGCTATTCAAAATCGCTCGCGGAAAAGCCGCTGCAGTTGTGGACCGCATTATTTCAAAGGACAATCCCGCCCTCACACAAAAGGCGCTTTCGATTCTGACACCGGAGGCGCAAACAGAATTGCGGGGAGCGTTTGTCCAAGGGGTCTTTGAAAGCGCCACGGACAAGTTTTCGGGTGCGTTCTCCCCAAGAAATTTAGCGGGCGCGTGGAATTCCTATCTGCCCGAAGTCCGGAAAATGGTTCTTGGCGAAGATCTAGCCAAAGAAATGGATCAACTCGTAGCCGGGATGGGAAAGCGCATGGAAGAATTGCGCGGAGTGGCCCGGGCCAAGGGAGAAGTGGCAAGAGGCGCCCGTGAAGCCATCCCCGGAGTGAGAAAAGAGGCCGGAGAGCTTGCCCCTGCAGCGCGAGCAGAGGGGGCAGCTTTAAAGGAAGCGGCAACCGCCCGCACGACAGCCGCAAAGGAAGCGGAGGAAGCGGCAAGGCTCAAAACGAAGGAAGCGCAGACCGCAGAGAAAGCCACATTTGGAAGCCTAGAGCGTGAAGTGAGAGGACAGGGCGAGCGGCGCCAAGTTGCCGCAGCTTTGGAGGAAGCGCACACGAAAGCGGCAAAGAAACTCGCTGACGATACAATCGAACTCAGCAAACAGCTTGTGAAGGACTCGGCGGTGAAGTTTGCCGATCAACCCAATTTTTTCCGCACCCCGCAGGGCTTACACATGATGATGGGCATGTCCAACATGCAAGTCCAAATGGCTCTCGGGCTGATTGATCTTGCCGAATTCGCGGCGGGTGTCGGCGGGCGCCGGTATATCGTTTTTGCCGCTCGTCACATTGGAGTTTATATTCTCGCCAAAAATCCACAGCTGTTGGGCTATCTCGGGAAGTACGGCAAAAAGGCAATTGAGCTTACGAATAAAGTTGTGAACGGGAATCCTCTTTCACCGGGATATTCTCGCCAAGCACGAGAATTTTTTACTCTGTTGCAGACTGCCAATTTTGAGAGGATGAATGATGAGCAGCGCTCCGGTCAAGATCAAGAAGGAAGCCCGAATTCGCCAAGCGATAGAAGATAAACTTTACGATTTGCTCAAGCCTAAGCGGGATTGGAAAGGCGACAAGGAGCAAATCAAAAAAGAAGAATTGGTGGCGCTGTCGCTCGGAATCAAATATCTTGCGGTATCGGCAAAGCTCAGTGAACAGGAGTATGGATCCGACATACCCGGCTTGGCGGATCCGGAGAAGGAAGGCGGGCTAGAGGATGAATCAGACAATGATATTGGAGATATTACTAAGGATCTTGGCTGACCGGGTGTTGCTTGTGGTTACACTCATTCTCAACTTCGCGCTTTACTCCTACGCTATGTATGACCCTAATCAGTGGCGCTTTGCGCTTGCTGTCATGTTTTCAGTGGTGGTGTTTTTTCCGATCTTGCAAAAAACTAAGAGCGCGTCACAAATCGCTCAGGAGAGGGAGGCAGCATGAGTTTTAAGAAACCGTCGCTTCAGCCGTTTGAGAAGGATTTTCCCGCTCAGGATAATTACGCTAAAGGCCCGTGGCCGGGCGGGAGAAACAACAAGAGCTACCGTTACAGCACAGAATTCGTGCATGTGTTTAACCGCAATGCCGCCGACAAATCGCCAACCACAAGCTCTGAATCATGCCGAAACGTGGACAAAAACAAGTTTCTAAAAAAAGCGCCGTTCTC